CGCTTGCTGCTCTTGTCATTATTCGCCTCTTTGAGCTTCTGCTTCGGCTTGTCTTTCAGCGGCTGACTTGATTGGTGCAGCCATAACGATGTCGTCTTTAGATCCTGTGATTGACTGACCTGCGGCTAACAATCTTTGAACTTCAGCATTAACAATCTCGTCAATAGCAATACGGCAACGCTCGTGGACTGCGTTATCAATCCAGTCTTGTGCTGAAAGAGCTACAACGTGTAATGCCTTGTCTTCGGCATCGCTCAAAGTAATTGTGTAAGTTGCCATGTTTTATCCTAGTAAAAATACGCTAACAGAATTGTATTGGGCATCAGAGTGCATTGTTCCAGCATCAACCCAAAGTTCTAAATAATCATTTGCTGCCATTTGTACAACAAACAACATTGCACAAGTACGGAAAGACCCACTATCAATAACAGAATACAAAACAATTCCACCATTTTTTCTTATGGAATAAGTAAGTGATGCGCTTCCATTTGTAATTGCGTTTACTAAAACCCCATACTCACCAGCAACAGGAACCGTAATAACACCGCTACTAAAAGTAATTCCACCTCGTGTTCTTGTGTTTGTATAACTCGTAACTTTATTTGTGGCACTTACTGTTGCGTTTGGGTTACCATAAAAACATGGCTGAAACGGCATAGTCACACGACCAGAGCTGTCAATCTTCATACGCTCTACGTTGCTACTAGTAAAAAACATAATAGGCTCTGCTTGAACAGACCTAATTGCAACCCCAGTTCCTACGCCAGCCCCGTTAGAGTAACCAAAAAGTGCGCCATATGAACCGTTTTTATTCGCCCCAAAATAAGTTTCTGTAGCACTTCCGCCTGAACTAATTTGGACTGGCACATTAGCATCTGATAAAGACCCACCACCAATTGATAATTTTGCTAAAGGGCTAGTAGTACCAACACCTAAGTTACCGCTAGTATCCCAATATGGGCCGCCTGTGCTTAGTTTGGCTGGGGTTACTGCACCTGTAGCGATGTTTGTTCCGCTTACCGAGCCAGCTGTATTCTGAATGGCGTTGGCTACTGAACTAATTTGGAATGACTCAACCGTGACTAGATCGCCAGCTGTTGCACCTGTAGCTAGAACTACTGTGGTTCCGTTAGAAGCTGTGTAGTCAGCTGAACCCAATAACACGCCGTTACGATAAACGTTAATGAAGCCAACTGTGTAAGAAGGCGGGGTAAATGTCGTCTGGCTGGCAGTCGCTGTGAACTCTGTGACCGTGCGATAAGCTGTGGTTGTAACACCTGTTACTGGAACGCCCAAATAGCGACATGAAATGTTACCTGTGCCTGAAGGCGGCGCAGTTGAGAAGTTGATTGTTGTACCTACGACACCATAAGTAGATGGATCTTGAAGAACACCAGAAACGGCAACCAATACGTTAGACGTACCAGCAGGGGCCACTGACATTGTGAAAGCCGTAGTTGATCCGTTACCACTAAAGGTATCAGTTACAAACGCTGATTGGTAGATTGGGTTCCCGATATAAGCCATATTTAACCTTTATTGATACCAGGCAACTAAAATAACGCCTGAGCCGCCAGCAGCGCCTGTGCCAGATCCGTTTCCAACGTGATTAGCTCCGCCACCACCGCCACCAGTATTTGCTGTGCCTGCTGTTGGTGTACCACTAGCTGTAGTCCAACGACCACCCTCACCGCCACCACCTAAACCACCTGGAGCTGCGCGGCTATCTGTAATAGAGTTTGCGTTATACGCACCACCACCACCGCCAGCAAAGTATCCTGATGCACCGTATGCTGAGAATAATGGAATAAATAAACCATCACCACCTTTTGCTGCTTGAGCAGCTCCTGTAACAGTTACGCTATTTGCGCCAGCTTGACCAGCACCACCACCGCCTCCACCGCCAGCAGCTGATGAATTAATTCCTTGGAAATTACTTCCACCTTGAGATCCTTGCGCGCTTGTTGGTTGTCCACCAGATGATGCGTTGGTACCAAAACTTCCGCTACCACCGCCTGAACCGCCTGAATTTCCAATACCTGTTCCACCAGCTCCACCACCGCCACCAGCAATAGCTACCAATGTGCCAAATACGGAGTTATTTCCATTGTTGCCAGCTGCACTAGCAGTAGCCTGGCTTGCTCCTCCAGCGCCAACTGTTGCTGTAATAGATGCGCCAGGAGTTACTCTAAAGTTTCTGTCAAAAATAAGACCACCAGCACCGCCACCGCCAGCGTAATAATAACCACCGCCACCACCGCCACCAGCAACGACTAGCACCTGTAATCTTTTTACACCTGCTGGGACAGTGAATGTTCCGCTTGATGTAAATGCCTGAATGTTTGTGGATGCCGTTGGGTCAACAGGTTGCCAACCAAAACCATCATAGACTTCAGTTGTTGCTGTTGTAGTGTTATATCTTGACATGCCGCTTATTGGCGAAACAGGTCTTTGTGCGGTCGTTCCTACGGGTAAGTCAAAATAACCAGTGCTTGTGTTAGCTTGGTCAGATACCGCACTTGGAGTGACAGCATCCGTAGCAAGACTTGCGGAAGTTATTTTGCTAATTGGCATTATTCAGTTCTTTCAACCCAGTTAGTTGTTGCTTCGTCCCATACATAAATCTTGCCATCATCAGGCATAGCTACGGGCGCGTCCCATAAGCAAGTATCCTCGTTTAGAACCCAAGAAGCAAATGGTTTTGGTGGAATGAAAGCATCTTTTACACGGTCGTAAGTAAAGCCAATACCAGCATAGTTTTTACGTAAAGGCGTGCCACCTAGCTTATGCTCACCGCCGTGCGTGTTGTATGAAGTTTGAATCCATTCACCTGGACTTGAGTCCACAAATGTTTGGAAGAATTCTGGTTCGGCAACAATAACTTGTGTTACTACGCCGTCTACTACTTTTGCAAAATGTGCCATGTTTAACCTCGATTAAGCTGTATATGTACCTGATGTTGTAAATGTATGATAAGTGTACCCGCCAGATGATGTTACAGTTCCGCCAGTGCCACGCTGTGCGCCTAGGTAACGAATAATGACCACGCCAGAACCGCCAGATGACCCAACGTTTCCAGAGTTACCGCCACCGCCACCACCACCTGTGTTAGCAGTACCAGAAGCCCCACCATTACCACCACCGCCAGAACCACCAGCGCCAGGAGATCCACCAGAATAACTGCCGCCGCCACCACCACCAGCATAGAAAGTTCCTAGCGATTGCCAATTTCCACCAGCACCACCCGCACTTCCATTAGTAGTGGATGTATTGTCTACACCTTGGGCGCTAAAACCACCGCCACCAGCTCCTGTTTCTGTAGCATTTCCACCTCGGTTTCCTTGACCAGAAGTTCCTGCCGCACCTGATCCTCCACTGCGAGCGCCGCCGCCTGAACCACCCGTACCACCTGAAGCAGTACTCCAGCCACCACCGCCACCGCCACCAATTGCTGTTTGGTTAAAAGCAGATGAATTACTACCAGCAGTACCTCTATTACCACCTGAGCCACCGCCGCCACCTGAGCCAACGGTAATTGTAAATACATCTCCTGATTCAGCTTGTTGAGAATCGGCTATGTAACCGCCAGCACCACCACCACCGCCGCCATAATAAGCAGCGCCATCTGAGCTACCACCACCACCGCCACCAGCTACAACCAGATATTGAATAGAATAAGTAACGCCTACGTTAAAACCTTTCCATACCCCAACAGCAGGGTCATACCATTCAGGAACACCAGTAGTCGTATTAGCTCGGATCATTCCAAACGAAGGTGTTCCAGGTCTTTGAGCAGTCGTACCTGTAGCAACCTTTGTATAACCAGTAGCGTTATTAGTAAAGTTGCCTGAAGTATCAAAAGTACCCATGGCTGTTCTGGAACTTGTACCACCGTTATAGATAGTCAAGCCATCATTTGGGCCAGTCGTAATACGGGCGTTACCTGTTACATAATCAACAATAGTGCCATCAATAAATGAGTTACCAAAGTCGCCTTCAGCCAAATAACCGCCAGTCGCAGTGATGTCACCAATAACCGATGGGTCTTGAGAGATGGCAGCGTAGGTTGTTACTAAGCTTGTGTACTCAACCCAGATGTTGTTTGTGCCTGCTGGAGGAGCTGAAGTAAATGTGATCTGGTTGCCAGCAACGCTGAAAGCTGTGCTTGGGTTCTGAATAACGTTCTCAATAACCGCAGTTAACTGAGCTACAGAAGCTACTGGGCGGCTTAAAGTAAAGGTAACAGTTGTGCCGTCACCGTTGTAGTAATCAACCGCTGGGGAGAATCCTTGATTTTGTATGTTGTTGCCTATGTACGCCACGTTATGCCTTTACTTTTGACCATTGTTGGAAAGCACGTTGACTTAGTTTATTTCTGTATTCTTCGGTAACGTAATTAACTACCCTACCCATTGTAAAACCTTGGGCTAATTTTGTATCAACATCTGATGGATATACCCTATAACTTTTTACGCCATCGTTCATCCACTTCATACTAGAAGTTTTTATTGAGCGTTTTGCATAGGCTTCTGGGGGTATTACCTGTTTTGCTCTTGCCGCTTTAATAGCTTCACGATTAGCTGGATTTGCAAAATACTCTGCGCGCTTTTTAGACATTTTTTTACGTGTCTCAGCACTAAATGTAGAGGTGTTACCGCCCTCACGAATGTTGAATCCTTTCGGAGCAATGCAATCAAATAGCTTAATCGCATTAGTTTCTAACAAATTAAGGTACTCTTGCCCTTCAGCAGCAATAATTAACTTTGCATCAAAAGCGTCCCAGCCATGCTTTTTGATAGCTTGCTCAACGTAAGTAAGCTTTCTTTTCCCAGTAAATGGTTTTTTATGGGCGGCAAACCTTTGAGCAATGTCTTTTGACTGCCCAATGTAGATACGGCCTGTATCTTTATGGGTTAGTTGGTAGATTCCAGAATTCATCTTATTGGGCTGTTAACGCACTAACAATCGCATCGCCTGAAGAAGCTGCGCTGTTTTGAATATACAACGCATCACTGGTATTTAGCACTACTCGGTTTCCCTGAATGACTTCAAGAGAGCCACCCACAGGAATAGTCGCCTGATACACCAAATAGTGGTTCACTGAGCTACGAGTCAAGTAAACAGATGTCGTAATTGGCGCCGCACTTGTATTTGAAATGATACAGCTGGCAATCGCCACAGTCCCAGAAGATACGCTAGGAATGATGTTTACTGCTGATGTGCCAACGTTCTTGGCTACGTATGAGGTGTTTGAATAAGTTGCCATATTAGCCCATCATAAAGGATAAGAAGTACGCTTGATCAACTGGAGATGAACCCCATGAAGGTGGAGTACCAGAACCGTTTGATACTAAAACTTCCCCAGAAGAACCGTATTGACCGTTAAATGCCACCGCACCAACGCCGTTAACTGTGATTGCGTCAGTAGCAGAACTGTTTGTTACGATGTGAACGCTGTTGTTTGATAGCGTGCCAAGAACAATATCCGTGCTTCCTGAGATGAAATATGCATGGTCAGCACCGTTAATAGCGCCTGAACCAGCATAGCCAGATGAGTTAATACCCATCGCTGCGTAGTTATCTGTGGACGTACCGTTGTCGTTGTAAGCAATAAACTCAGCTGTAGCTGCTGCGCCGTTAGATAAGTTCTGAATGGTCGCTTGGTAATAACCATCTGTATTACCAACAAAGTTAGATGCAATACCTGTATCAGTAAAGCTTAACGGCCCACCAACAACCAAGTTACTTGTGTTTGATGTCGTTAAAGCTGTGTTCTCAATAACAAGCTTGTTAGGAATGTTAACGTTACCAGCGATGTCAAGATTGACAGATTTCTCAGACGGATATGTTACAAACGCAGTCTTTGTGCCAGCAGTAAAGTTGACTAAAGCACCGCCATTAGAAGATGCAAGAACCGTG